ATGGCACACTAACACAACAAGGCAAACGTCTACGTGCTTTGATGCAAACTAAGAAAGTCAACAAGACTAATCAATGGGATGTATGGATTGACCGTGAATTCCTATCAGTTGACAACTCAGTATTGAACAACGTTTGGGACTTGGGCAAATAATATGAGTATCTTAGATTCAAATGGAAACGAACGTAAAATCATTCGTGTTGCAAAAGACGAAGTTAAAGATGCGATTAAAAAGAAAGAAGATATTATGTTCCAAGAAACTAAGATTCTTCAAAAAGTCAATAAGGTTCACAGGGAGGCTTTCAAAGAACGTTTCCCAGGACAAATTGAACATTGCATGAGATTGACTGCCGAACGTCTACAAGCTGTACTAACTAAAAAGCCCACAGACTTGACAGATACAAGTACTTGGAGTGGTACACCTGACGAAATCTTAGCATTAAGTCACGGTTTATACTACTTAAGTATTATGAACCAACATTATCCAGTGGAAACAGAATGATGAACATAGCATGTAACGAAGACAGTGGCTTTGACTTAACCGGAACTGTATTGAATGACGAACAGATTCATATCAACTTTCGTTTTAACAAAGATGAATGTGATGATGTAAATATCAGTTACATTTTTACAGTTGAAGAAGTTATTACTTTGCGTGACGCACTTACCGAACTGATAGGTGATTAAATGTTAGGTACAGAGACTTTAATGGCTCGTGCTATTCGGTGGGTTGTTGACAATAACAACCTAACCGTTGACAGTTTAACAACAATTTCAGGTCCATTAAAAAATCAATTAATGGAATTGGCAATTGATGTTGCAGAAGACATGAAGTTTAATGAACTTAAATACTTCAGACCTTTTGAACATCAACTTAAGTTCTTTGCTACAGGAAACTGTGAACGTAGAGGAATTCTAGCTGCAAACCGTATTGGTAAAACAGTTAGTACTTGCTTTGAAACTGCTTGTCATTTAACTGGCAATTACCCCGAATGGTGGAATGGCTATAGATACGACAAACCTATCACTTGCATGGTTGCAGGTGAGGGTTGGTCACAGGTTGCTTTAGTACTTCAAAATGAACTACTAGGCACACAAGATATTAAAATTAGAGATAATATAGGTACAGGTGCGATTCCACGAAAAAATATTGTTGTTGATACTATGCGTAGTGACGGTGCAAACTGTATTGGTGTGGAAATCAAGCATGTGTCGGGAGCGAACAGTTATCTACTGTTTGCCAACTATACACAAGAAGTTCGTCAACTACAGGGTTTCAAACTGAACCTAGCTGTGTTTGACGAGCAACCACCAGATGACTTCTTCTCAGAAATTGTTACTCGTACTGCTACGACACAAGGTAAGGTTTTATGTTCTTTCACGCCGCTTAAAGGACTGAACGGACTCGTAAGTAAGTTCTGGAATCACGAAGAAGGATATGAGTTCATTCGTGTTGCTTGGGATGACGTTCCTGAGTATGATCCATGGGGTATGCCGTTCTTACTAAATAGTACTCGTAGACAATTAGAAAAGGATTATCTTCCACATGAGCGTGAAGCACGGATTGCTGGTAAACCTGTTATGGGTAAAGGTGCAGTATTTCAGCTTAGTAATTGGCCAACCTATAAAACTGGTGAAATTGACTTTACTAGGATGCCTAATATTCACAGAGTTATTTCTCTTGACTTGGGGCTTGTAAATGACAAAACAGTTATCAGTTTAATATACTGGGAACCAAATGAAAAGACTGCATACTTACATAGACAAATCGTTGTTCAAGGTATTGAAGAAGCTGTGCCAACACAGTACATCAATCACTTGCTCAGACCAGAAGTATTTGGAACCCCGATTGTACTTCCAGCAGATGCTAGTACGTCTGGACGATATACAATGTCGTCAAACTCAATTAGAGAGTTGTTTGAACAGTATGAACTTAATGTTTACGAGAAAGCGATAATGAACCCACCTGACTCGCAAGGTCGGGTAACTAACCACAAAGCATATGGTATCAACCAAATGCGTCAGATGTTAGAAGTTGGTTCATTAATGGTTAACGAGAACTGTACTCACTTTTTAAGTGAAGCACAAAACTACTTTGTTGATGAAAAAGGTCGTTTCAGTGATCCTGACGATTGTATTGACTCAGCAAGATATGGGATTTTAGCATGTCTGCAAGGCATTGCTGAACCTTGGGATAATAGAACACCAGCTCAACGAATGGCTGCTCAAAGAGACAGATACATTCAAAGAGATGATAGTAACAAACCTGCTTGGAAAAAAGCATATTCAGCTAATTAAGGAGAAAGATATGGGAAAAGGCTCAGGACGTAGAAAAGAAGACAAACAAAAAGTTAATGATAACTGGGATTTAATCTTTGGAAAGAAAGACAAAACTGAAGAAAAGCCGGCTAAAACAGAAGATTCTACGAAGACTAAATAATAGATTACAAAGGACTTCTAGACATGCTAGATATTAAGAATATTCCCGTTGACGACATTAATCAGAATCGCAAGATTAACGAACGCTTCGTCAGAATGAAGAATTTAATGGATGTGAAGATGGCTTCATATCTTCGTTATCTTGGAACGAAAAATGCAGTTAACAGGGCTAGTGATTATCATTACTTGTGTCTTGCTGTCACTGACAGTACAGCTCCTGTTAATGGTATTGACTATATTCACCCTTCTGTGAAACCTGTAGTTGATTATGCTACTGCTGTTATCACTAAGGGCTTAATGCCAAATGGCGAACTAAACTTTGAGTTCGTTGCTGATTCAGAAGAAGACGAATACGCTGCACGACAAGCTACTGATATGGTTCATAAAGTTGTGAACCAAATGAATGACCCACACTTTATTGTTGAACGTTGGGTTATGGACGCAGCTATGCACAAAAACGGCATGATGATGATTAAGCCTGTTCGTGAGCAAATCACTCGTTATGTTGACACACAAGGTACATTGGATCAACTTCGTGCGTTTGAACAACAAGCTGCCGAAGGTGGTTTAACTGCATTACGTCAAAGTCGTAGACGTATCAATGTTGACTTAGAAAAAGTTGCTGCTGAAGTAACTCAATTGGTTGGTGAAGCTCGTAAGAATATTGCTATGGGTCTAGTTGATGGATTCATGCAGAAAATGGCTGAAGATAGTTCTGGCGACGGAATGGAACAGATGCAAGAAATGTCAGGAGACATGGAAGGCTCAAATGAAGCTATTCTCAGTGAAGAACAAAGTATCCTTAATGATAGTATTGCTCGTAACAGTGTTTATGCTGCAAAATACAAACTAACTGGTTATTCAGTTAACATTAAGTTCCACCCAATTGCACAACACTATTGGATCTGTGATCCTACAGTACCAGAGATGAAGGATCAACCTTTCTGTGGTTACTATGACCCAATGACCATTCAAGAAGCAATGGAGTTGTACCCAGATATCAATTTAGAAGAATTTAGAATACACGCTGAGTATAACATGAACGGTGCTTACCAAGCAGGTTCAGTGTTAAACAACTTAGCTATTCACGCACGTGACTCAGTACCTGTTATGGGTATCCCTGTTAGTTCAGCGTCAAGCGCAGACCCAGATAGTAAACAAGTTTCAGTTGTTACTGTTTGGAACAGATATGATATTGACGGTGATGGTGAATTAGAACTTGTAGAACTAATCTATTCAGGTTCATACATCATTTCAGCACGTGAAGTAGAGTTTATCCCAGTTGCAAATATGTGTCCCAAGCCCCTACCAGGCAACTTCTATGGCATGAGTATCGCTGAATCAGTGATTCCTATGCAAGAATACAACACCAGCGCTGCAAGGGCCGAGATCCAACTGGGATTATTAACAGCAACACCTCGTTTGGGTGTTAAGCCAGACAGATTAGACTTTGAGATGTTACAAGACGGCGAAGCTGCTATCTTTATCTTAGATAGTAAATTTGATCCAGCTAAAGACGTATATCAAGTCCCACCTCCTTCTGGTAACTTACAGTTCTTGGAAGTAGCTATGAATCGTATCCAACAAGATACAATGGCTATGGTTGGTATGACCACTCCAACAGACGTATTCAATCCTGAAGTTATGGCTGCTGGTAACAGTGGTGTTAAACTACAATTGGCATTAAGCCCTAACCAAATCATTCAAGACAACACAGTTCGTAACAGTGCTGAAGGCTTGCGTGAGGCACTGTGGTTAGTATGGCGCACATTGATTCAATATGGTGATGATTATGGTGTCAAGAAGATTGCACAAACATTCCACCCAGATAAGAAGTCTGAGTTCTTAGACTATAAAGCATGGGACGACATGAACTTCTGCGACAGAAAGAACATTCATTTGGAACTTGCATTGGGCATGAATAGTGAAGAAAACGCATTGGGTCGTTTACAGATTATTCAAAAATGTCAAAGTGATTTGTACACTACAGTAACTAGTATGGTTAGTGCTAATACATTAACACCAGAAATGTACAAGAAAGTTAAGAAGCCATTTGCTGATACTCTTTATGTATTAGGTGTAAAGGATTGCGATTCATATCTACCTAGTGATGAAGAAGTTATGCAAATGATTAAACAATCACAAGAAGCTATGAAGACAAAAGAACCAAGTCCAGTAGAGAAGAAAGATTTGAGTCAAGCACAATTGAACGATATCAAAGGTCAACAAATTATGGCTGAGATGTCTGGTCAAGATGCTGAAACTCAACTTGACTACATGGCATTGGCTCAAGGAAAACCAAAAGTCTACAGTTAATCTAGGCATAAATAAAAGATGATTAATGAGAATAGCATAGAATTTTATAACACTAGATTAACAGTTGATTACACTAATATCAGCAAGCTAAGTCCTCAACAGAAGGACCGCATCAGAAATTACGGTAATCAAGCTGAAGCATTATTAAAGAATAAAGACTTAGCGATGTTTATACATCACTTTAAATTTGAGTTAGCAGATAACCTTTCTGGTATTAGAGGGTTCACTGCTGACGACAATCAGCAACGAGTGGCGGTATCGCATGAACTCGGTGCGATTGACAGTTTCGTAAACAGCTTGAAAAGAGCTGTTTATTTGAAAAATAAACTTGGTAACACCGATATTGATGCCCAAGTATAATACTTAAGAAAGAAATAGAAATGACAGATAATATCAGCCCTAACAGCCCACAAGCTGCGGCCACTGAAACAAATGCAGTTCCGAGCTTAGACTCAATAGCAGCTAAAATGACCGCGATGCGAAATGAAACATTGCGTAATCAAATTGGTGCTACTAACTCAACTGAGGCAGGTACAGAAGATTCGGCAGAAGATTCTAGCCCTGTGGCACCTAATGCTGTGCCAGAAATTGAGGATACTGAAGCCGACATATTTGACGAAAGCAGTCACGAAGCAGATAGCCCTGAAGAGGTAACTACTGATAGTAATGATGATTCTACATCAGATGAACTAATTGACTTTATTGAATTCGCAGAAACTAATCCGAACGCTAAGTTCAAGTTTATGAAGAATGGTAAAGAGATTGTCATTGATGCTAAGAAAGCTGCCGCAATATTAGGTCAAGGATCAGCAATACACGAAGACGCACGCCAATTGAAGATTGAACGAGCTGAGTTTGACGAATACTTAAACGAAGCGAAAGCAAAGCAAGAGGGTTTGACTTTAGCAATGGAATTTACGGTTCAGCCTAAGTTGAGACAAGCATATGATGAAATTGTGAAAACACAACAATATCAGACAACTTTCCAACAACAGTTGCAACAGACTAATGATCCTGCGGTAATCGCACGTATTCAGGCATCTATGCAACAAAATGAACAGTATATTCGTAGCCAACAAGAAGTAATCGGGACACTAAAACCTGCTGTTGATGAGTTTAGAACAATTCGCCAACAACAAGTAAGTGAACGACTAGAGTATCATCGCAAGAACTTTGAAGACAAAGAGTTGAAAAACGAATATGTCTTTAATGAGATTCGCGGTAAACTTGAAAAACTATGGCCACAGTCTAAAGATGAAGTTATTCCTGGGGTTAAGAATCTGGATCTAATTACTAGCGATGAAAAGCTATTAAGTTTGTTAAGAGACGGATTACGATATAGAGATAAACCTACTACCAAGCCAAGTGGCGCTAGTATGGCAGCTCTTACTCAACGCCGAGCAAGTTCTACACAACGTGGTAGCGGTTCTGATGATATCAGCAAACTTCGTGAACAAGCCAAGTCCGGCGATAAAAAAGCTGGAGACAACCTACTAGTAGCGCAATTGCAACGCATTCGTGCATCTAGAGGTGGTAGATAAATACAAAAGCCTCAATAACATTCATTTAAGGAGAATAACATGGCAGAAATTACAACCAGTCAAATTGGTAACGGTACTACAGCATACGGCTCAGATATTGTTGTCAAAGATTTAGACCTAGATGTGTCTAACCGCGTTAAAGACGATACCCCTGTTCTAAACATGGCTATGTCTAAAAAGCGTAAAGTTAACTCAACTTTGCCTTTATGGTCTGACGATATCTATCGTCTACCAGCAGTTCAAGCTCAAGTTGAAGGTGCTACTGTAGCAACTTCACAAGCTGAAAGTAACTCACGTTACAACTTGGGTAACTACACTCAAATCTTCTCTACAGTTATCGCATCAAGCGGTACAGCACGTGCAGTAATGCAAGCTGGTGGAGATCCTCAAGCATATCAAGAAGTCAAGCAATTGATTGAATTGATGTTTGACGTAGAACAACAATTGGTTCGTGCTGACCAAATCGGTACAAAGTATGCAGGTCAATCTGGTTCTGCTTCTGGTCTACCATCAGGTCAAACTGGTCGTCGTATGGGTTCGTTAGCTGCTTTCGCAGGTACACAATCTTTCAATACAACTTCAGGTTCATTGACTAACTTAG